TTCGGTCGGCAAAAGAAAAGTTTATGATCTTTCTGTAAAGGAAGCAGAACATTATGTTTTAGAAAATGGTGTTGTCACCCATAACACAGGAAGTTATTACTCAGCTGATAACATTTATATTCTTGGTCGTCAGCAAGAGAAAGAAGGCACAGAGATTGTAGGCTATAACTTTATTATCAACGTTGAGAAGTCGCGTTATGTTAGAGAGAAAGCAAAGATTCCTGTGACTGTTACCTTTGAAGGTGGTATAAGTAAGTGGTCTGGCTTGTTAGAAATGGCTCTTGAATCAGGTCACGTTGTAAAGCCAAGCAATGGTTGGTACTCTCGAGTGAACACCGAAACTGGTGAAGTTGAAGATAAGAAATATCGTATTGCTGATACAGACAGTAAAGAGTTCTGGGAACCAATTCTAGCAGATGAAACATTCAAAGAATGGATTGCCAAGACTTATCAGCAAAACACTGGTTCTATTTTTAAAGATGAAGAAACGGAGAGTGATGATGAGTAAGCTATTACAACCAATTATCGACAAATACCAAAAATGGAATCGTGAGAGAAAATACAAAAGAGACAAATACTTTAAGATCTCTACTCCTCCCAGTGATGATCTTCTTTCTATTTTAAAAGTAGAATTGCTTGCTGGACCATATAGAGGTGTTGTATATTCTTATGGTCCACTTACAATTGGTGACGATTTAGGATATAAAGGCGCAGACGCTTCATATGAACTTTTTATAAATGTTGGTGAAAATAATTTGCTAAATGATGAAAAGTTTACTAAAATAGTAAGTGATATTTTGTTATTAATAATTGATGGAGCTATTATAGCTCAAGCTGAAAAGTTTGCGTTGGAGAATTTGAATGAAGAAGTTAGAGAAGATTATATTGAAGAACCTGTTCCTCAACGAACCGTTCGTAAGAAAAATTCTTCCGTATCTAAAAAGCGAGTATCTTCAGGAAAGAAGCGAAAGAGTCCTGTTCGAAGAGGTACAAAAGTACGTCCTCCAGTACAACCAGATTCACACTCATGAAGCAATCCAGATTTCTCTAAACAATAGAGAAAATCTATATGAAGAAGATTTTAAGAAATGTTCTGAACTAATCGATGAGGTTCAGAAAGATTTAGAATCTACTCCAAATGACTGGTTGATGGTTGAAACTGAGAAGTTCTGTCAAGAGAAAGCAATCCATAATGCCATTCTAGAATCAATTCAGATTCTAGATGGCAAAACTAAAACTGATAAGACTAAGGGTGCGATTCCTAAAATCCTATCCGATGCCTTATCAGTTTCATTTGATCCAAATATCGGTCACGATTACTTGGAAGATTCAGATGCTCGTTATGAGTTTTATCATAAGACTGAAAAACGTATTCCTTTTGATCTAGATTATTTTAATCGAATCACCAAAGGTGGTTTGCCGATTAAAACATTGAACATCGCACTTGCAGGTACAGGTGTCGGTAAGTCATTGTTTATGTGTCACGTTGCTGCTTCTAGTTTGTCTCAGAATTAGAACGTTCTCTACATAACTATGGAAATGGCTAAGGAAAAGATTGCGGAACGTATTGACGCCAATCTACTTAATGTAAAACTTGACGATCTTTCTAATCTTCCTAAAGACATGTATGATCGTAAGATTTCTCGTTTGAAGGAAAGCATTAAAGGTAAACTAATCATTGAGGAATATCCAACTGCCTCGGCTTCAACGATTCACTTTCGTAATTTGATCAATGACTTGGCTTTGAAAAAGAACTTCAAGCCAGACATTATCTTTATTGACTATTTGAACATCTGTGCTTCAGCTCGTTTGAAGCATGGCGCCAATGTTAACTCATACTCATACATTAAAGCTATCGCTGAAGAACTGCGTGGTCTTGCTGTCGAGTTTGGCGTTCCTGTTGTTTCAGCAACTCAAACGACTCGATCTGGTTACACTAATACAGATCCAGGTCTTGAGGATACTTCAGAGTCATTTGGTTTGCCAGCAACTGCGGATATGATGTTTGCGTTGGTTACAAGTGAAGAACTGGAAAGTCTTGGTCAGATTATGGTCAAGCAGTTGAAGAATCGTTATAATGACCCGACGCTAAATAAAAGGTTCGCAATTGGTGTTGACCGTTCAAAGATGAGACTGTATGATATTGAACAAAACGCACAACAAAAGATTGCCGATTCAGGTCAAGAGTTTGATTCTCCAGAACCAAGACGCGATAGTAAATCTAAGTTTAGTGGATTGAAAGTTTAATGAAAAGCAATTTAAACAGAAATGCAGTAAAGAAATCTTTATCAAGAAAGAATGCTGCACTCAATGTTACAAATCTTTTGGGCTTGATTACACCTTCAAACATTGTAAACAACTATTTCTATAAACCTGATAATGTTATCAGAAAAAGAGTTAGAGAAATGGGAAGAATGATTAGTGCGCCATCTACTGATTATGCATTGTTAGCTGAATATGCGTCAGATGTATTAATGGCTGCTAAAAAGGCACTTAACGCAAAAAACAAAAAGAAGTAATTTATGGCAATATTAGTGACTGGTGGCTGCGGATTTATCGGCAGCAATTTTATAAGACACTTTACTAAAAAGTATAAAGAAAAAGTATATAATGTCGACAAGCTAACATATGCTGCTTGTTATCCTGATAACATCCACATCAATAAACAAACTATGCTCATAGTGGGCGACATTTGCGATAAACAATTGCTCACTAAATTTATGGTGAACAATAACATTAGAGCAGTTATAAATTTCGCAGCAGAATCTCACGTTGATAATTCTATCAAAAGTTCTATGCCTTTCGTTACAACTAATGTGTTGGGAACTGTAAATCTATTAGATATTGTAAAAGATAACATTGATATTCTCGATAAAAAATTCAAGTTCATACACGTCTCTACGGATGAGGTTTACGGTTCTCTAGAGGGTACAGAGGGGTCTTTCACCGAGGAGACTAGGTATGACCCTCGATCGCCTTACTCAGCCTCCAAAGCGGCTTCTGATCACTTTGTAATGGCATACCGTAACACATATAAACTTCCTGTAATTATTACAAACTGTTCTAATAATTATGGACCATATCAACATCCAGAAAAGTTTATTCCAACCGTTATAAGTAAAGCGTTGAAGAACGAAAAGATTCCAGTTTATGGAAACGGAATGAACGTTCGAGATTGGTTATATGTTGATGATCACTGTAAAGCTATTTGTAAAGTTTTAAGCAAAGGCAAAGTAGGTGAGAAGTACAACATTGGTGGTAATAACGAGATTTCAAATATAGACCTCGCAAAGAAGATACTCAAATTAATGGGCAAACCCGAGTCATTAATTGAGTATGTTTCTGATCGTCCAGGTCACGATTTTAGATACAGTATAGATAATAGTAAGATCGTGAATGAGCTTAACTGGTCGCCAGACACTGACTTCGATGCAGGTCTAATGGAAACTATTGATTTTTACAGATTGAGAAATTTATGAAAACATTGGGAATAATTCTAGCAGCAGGTAAATCTACCAGACTGTATCCGTCAACACTTAGTGTAACAAAACAATTACTTCCGATCTACGATAAACCGTTGATCTACTATCCATTGTCAACTATGATGCTTGCTGGCATCAAAGACATTCTCATAATCACTACACCATACGAATATACCACCTTCAAAGACAGATTGTTCCATATGCATGATTTTGGTGTAGATCTTAGATTTACAATACAAGCCGAAAACTTGGGAATACCAGAAGCATTTATTATTGCCAAATATCAATATGGTAAAGACATTAAACAAAAGTTCGATAGAACCTGTTTGATTCTTGGTGATAATTTCTTTTATGGTGCAGGTTTAAGTGAACAGTTATGGCAATCAAATAGTCAAAGCGTAAAAGATAAAGCTGTTGTATTTGCAACTAAAGTTAAAGACCCTCAACGTTTTGGCGTTGTTGAGTTTAAAGAATTCGACAATCGCTTTCATATTGCAACAAGCATTGAAGAAAAACCAGAAAAGCCAAAAAGCAATTATGCTGCAACTGGATTATATTTCTATCCACCAAGTGTGTATGATATTTCAGATCCAGTTGATGGTAAACTTAAAAAATCTTCCCGTGGTGAATATGAAATCACTGACGTTAATAAAGTCTATATGAAACAAGGTAATCTTCTTGTTAAAAAGTTACAGCGTGGAACAGCATGGTTTGATACAGGAACACCAAGCTCAATGCTTGAAGCTTCTCACTTTGTACAAACTATTCAAGACCAACAGAATATTTTAGTTGGCTCGCCGCATGAAGTTGCATACAACAACGGTTGGATGGAAAAAGAAAATTTATTACGATTTGCTAATATGTGTAAAAATGATTATGGTAGATACTTAAAGGAAATGGTGGAACATGGATAAAGATAAAGTAAGTGATTTGATTGATCAGTTGGTTGCTGAGGTTGGTACACCTAAATATGCATATAACTGTAAACAATTTAATCCAGATAAGGATACTGTATTCTACAGCGGTCCATACTGGGACGATAAAGAAGTTAAGGCTGGCGTCAAAGCATTTTTGACAGGCAAGTGGCTTGTTTCTGGCGAGAACGTTGCCAAGTTTCAAGTCAAGTTTGGCAGAAAGTTTAATGTTAAGTATTCGCATATGGTGAACTCAGGTTCATCAGCTAACTTGACATTAGTGAGTGCAGTGAAGAAGCATTTAGATTGGAAAGATGGTGATGAAGTTATCGTTTCACCAGTAGGATTCCCAACTACAATTGCTCCACTCGTACAAAATAATTTAAAGCCAGTATTCATTGATATTGAAATGGATACTTTGAACTTTGATATCTTTAAGATTGCAGAGAAGATTACTTCTCGTACGAAAGCAATCTTTGTTTCTCCTGTTCTTGGCAATCCACCACATATGGATTTCCTAAAGAAATTGTGTGAAGATCATGGTTTGATATTGTTAGGTGATAATTGTGATTCTCTTGGTACTAAATGGGACAACAAACTACTAACGGAATACTACTATGCTTGGACAACTTCTTTCTATCCAGCGCACCACATCTCAACAGGTGAAGGAGGCATGGTCTGCTCTAATGATGAAGCTCTCATCAACACAGCAAGATCAATATCTTGGTGGGGTCGCGATTGTCGCTGTATTGGTTCTGCTAACTTGCTGGCTTGCGGCACTTGCGGCAACCGCTTTGATAAGTGGCTTGAAGGCTATAATGGGATAATTGACCACAAGTATCTCTTCAGCAACATGGGTTACAATCTAAAGCCATTAGATATGCAAGGCGCAATCGGAATGGAACAATTAGATAAGATTGATGAGATTGACGTTAAGCGTCGCGCTAACTTCGAACGCATCAAAGCAATGTTTGAGAAATATGTTCCAGGTGTAAAGATTGCTACTCGATTGCTTGAAGCTGATCCATCATGGTTCGGTGTTCCTTTGATTACTGATACGCCAGAAATGAAAGAACAGTTGCAAGCATATCTCGAAAAGAATCGTATTCAAACTCGTAACTACTTTGCTGGTAACATTTTATTACATCCAGGTTACAAGCACTTAGGAAACGCTGAAGATTATCCTAATGCTAACAAGGCATTGAGCAACGTATTCTTTGTTGGATGCCCACCACACTATGGTGATGATGTGTTTGCTTACTACGAATCGGTGTTACATAAATGGATGGACTAAGTGTATACGGCGGCACAGGTTTTATCGGTAGCCGCTACGTCAAAAGATTTGGCGGCGAAGTAATTCCTAGAATTGAGCATACACCAAAAAGTCAAGACGTATTGTATTTCATCAGCACCACTGATAATTATAATGTGTTTACTGACATTCACGTTGATGTAGATACAAATCTAAGCCACCTTCTAGACACTCTGGACGCTTGCCGCAAGGCTAACGTTCAGACGTTCAACTTCATCTCCAGCTGGTTTGTCTATGGAGACACAGACTTACCAGCCAAAGAGACCTCATATTGCGATCCAAAAGGATTCTATTCCATCACAAAACGAACAGCCGAACAGTTGCTCATTTCATATTGTCAAACTTTTGGAATGAATTATCGTATTCTGAGATTAGGTAACGTGGTTGGTCGTGGCGACGGTAGAGTTTCGGCTAAAAAGAATGCTCTACAGTATCTCATAAACCGCCTGAAGGAAAATGAACCAATTGAACTCTACGAAAACGGTGAGTTCTACCGCGACTATATCCATGTAAAAGACTGTATCGAAGCCATAAATTTGGTAATAAACAGAGGCGAATTGAACGAAATTTACAATATTGCAAATGGTCAGGCAACTCTGTTTAGACACATTATTACCACGGCATATGAGAAGCTTGGTTCAAAGAGTGAGATCGTATCGATCCCTCAGAAAGACTTCCATAAAATCGTCCAAGTCAAGTCCATGTACCTCGATAATACCAAGTTAAAGGCTCTGGGATATGTGCAAAATTATACCGTCGATGGCATCGTAAACGACTTAATTAAATAATAAATAGACTATCGATATCAGTATTTCGGTAGAAAATGAAAAAGTTTAAACAATTCCTAAACGAATCTAACAATGATATGCACCACTTTGTGGGATTCGCATGTCATCAATTAGGTATTGCCAATCCTCCGAAAATCCACCTGATCAACGATAAAGCGCAAGCTAAAAAGAATAAGAGCTTCGGTGGATATCATCCCGAACATAAAGCAATCTACGTTAATACCGCTGGACGTCACAAAGTTGACGTTATGCGCACACTTGCCCACGAGCTAACTCATTACAAACAAGACGTGGAAAATAGAATCCATGCTGAATCTGGTGCCACTGGAAGCGATATAGAAAACGAAGCCAACGCTGAAGCTGGCATTATTATGCGCAATTATGGTCGCGCTAATCCAAATATTTTTGAATCAGCTGCACACGCTGGCGCATTACATGCATTTGACATCGATGGAACTTTAATGAATACGAGCGCCAGAGTTGGCGTTCATGATAAGTATGGCAATCGTGTTGCTTCCTTATCTCATGATGCTTTCAACAGACATAAACTTCCTCCTAACCACCATTACGATTTCAGAGAGTTTCGTTCTTCAGACAAATTTGAGCACGAAGAACCAATTCACCCTATGTTAAGAAAATTAAAAGCCATTCATAAAACTGTAAAAGAACATCCAAACAGTAAAGTGATTATGGCAACTGCTCGTTCTAATTTTGACAACAAAGAAAAGTTTTTAAATACTTGGCGTAAACATGGTGTTGATATTGACAACATTCGTGTTGAAAGAGCAGGTAATATTGAGACTGATCATTCAACAGCTCAAAAGAAAGCACAAGTCATTCGTCATCACTTAAACAGTGGCAAATATAGAGAAGCTCATTTGTATGATGATGATAAGAAAAACCTCCATGAGTTTTTGAAATTGAAACACGAATTTCCTCATATAGATTTCCATGCACATCATGTTGATGAACATGGACACTCGCAAGAATATAAAGGTGAATAATGTTCGGATTTAAAACATTTTTAAGAGAACAAGCAGAAGCAGCTCAAGAACCATCTCATTTAAAGCATTTGACCCATGTCAATATGCATCATATTGATGAAGGTGAGCCTGGATATCATAAAGCTGTTCATATGTTAAATGCTGTACATGGTCACATTACAACTGGTGGGCATAATGGTACTCGTATCACAACCAAATATGACGGATCACCTTCTCTTGTATTTGGTCATCATCCAAGCACTGGTAAGTTCTTTGTTTCTACAAAATCAGCATTCAATAAAACGCCAAAAATAAATTATTCAGAAAAAGATATTGAAGCAAACCATGGCCATTCTCCAGGTCTTGCTAAAAAAATGAAAGAAGCATTAAAGCATCTTAAAAAGGTAGCACCAAAACATGGTGTATATCAAGGCGATTTAATGTATGGTGAAGGTGATGTCAAACATGGTAAAAACTCAGCATCATTTACACCAAACACAATCACTTATACTGCTCATGGCGATGAAGCTAAGAAAGTAAAAAAATCTAAACTCGGTGTAGTTGTCCATACCAAATATCATGGTCCAACATTAGAAACAATGAGAGCTGCTCCTGCAGAACATTTACATGATTTTGGCAAACACCCAGATGTAAATTTAATTGATCCTGAAATTGACATGTCAAAAGCAAA